CAGGGAATTTTTTTCTCCATGTCTCCTGGCATTTGAACCACATTGGATCCCATTTACTTTTGTCGGAGGGTGCGGTCTGGTGAATGATTTTAGGAACCTTGTCCGTCTTCCATGATTTTGAATAATTTAATTTAGGTATTAAGAATTCATTATATTCTGGAATTACAAAATCTTCTGAAATGTACAAGGACTGTGCCAGCATGTCAAAAAGTATAATAAAGATTGCTCCTAAAATCAAGGCATGCCTGATCATTAATATAAGGTCTACACACTTATAGAGACAATTTTTCGCATGAATGGGGGAAGGAATCCCCTCGTCGCTTCAAACAGCGTAACAAAGAAAGGGCTCGACCCCGAAACATTGCATTCGCTGAGCATAATATTATTTTTCGTGTACTCGTAAACGTTCCATATAATTTTTAAAAGTGAAATTGGCCTAATTTTTGTAACGTCCACGTTGCTGATGTCCGCCTTGCAAATCTGGGTTATGTTCTTTTCGATACAAATATCCTGAATTTTGTCAAGAACTGGGTAAAGTTCATTACAAAATTCATCTGTACCCTCAGTTGTTGCAGGCTGAAGTTCTACGAGTTTTCCAACTAGTATATGAACGTACAAGAATTCATCTGTTACGTCGAATCTGAGCCAGTCGACCATTCTTGTATTGTTACATAATTAAAACCGAATAATGTCACGCAGTTCCCTGGAAATTCCAAACCTTATACAAAAGTACACCCACTTGTGAATCTTGCTAGCGTTTAAAAATTTAATAGATCTGAGCATTGTGGTTCCCTTGTTATAGTCTTCGAGCTCTTTTATTAGTTTTATAAAACCGACAATGTCGAGATGAAGAAGGTTTACATCACAAAGGTCGATGACACAGTCGAGGTGCCTGCATTTTATCCACCATTCAGATATTATAAGCTTGAAATCTTCGGCTGTTACTGGCTGGTTTTTCACTAGGTTTTTACCTGATATATCCAGAATAATGTCTAGATCTTCAGTGTAATTCCATTTCATAAAATCTTTCAGGTCTTTCATTATATTCTGAGGCTAAAATAAATGATACACCTTGTACGCAATGCAGGAGTGGCATGGGTGGGAATGGCGTGCTTCATTTTTGCATTTTTCGTATCGACCCTTCTCAACAAAATTACACCAGATTTAGACAAGAAAAAACCAAAGTGGATAACATTCTTAGAAGTTGTCATTCAGTTTGGAATTGTAGCAGTTATAGTTTATTCTTCGCGTATGCTGATAAAAATTATACCATTCCCGCTCGACAAGACTGCAGGCTACATTCATTCGCAGCTCGGCGAGCTTCGTTCTTTACCTCTAATGGTTTTCATATTCATGTTTTTTCAGACAAAAACTCAAGACAAGATGATATGGTTACGCTCCCGGTGGGACTTGAACCCACAATCTACAGATTAACAGTCTGACGCCTTAACCAATTAGGCCACAGGAGCAGTTGAGACTTTTAACGACGTTCTCAGGTCGTGTCTGACTTGTGTGATTCGAACACACGACCAGCCCGATGCGCTTCCACTGCGCCAAAGTCAGAAACTCCCCCCAGAGCAGACAGGATGCTCAGCCTTGTGATCCCGGCGGGGATCGAACCCGCGACGTCCAGCTCATAAGACTGGCACTCTAACCAACTGAGTTACGGGATCTTTTCAAGAAAGAGTGTACATTTTTCGAACCTCTCGCACAGGGGCGCGACAACCAGGGCATACCTGCGAATTTGAACGATACCAGCAACGCTCACAGATGACATGATTGCATGGGTCAAGGAGAGAGTCAACAAGAGAATCCATACACACGAAACAAGTAAAACGGGCGTACCTTTCAGGGTTTGTGTCCAGCAAGACACTCTTCATGGCATCAACGCGTCCTAGAGCCTCGCCGTAGTTCTTCTTCAGTTCTGGAATCCCTTCTGCAATTTCGTGTTCCCCTAAAATACTTGCAACAGTAGCCTTTAACTCAGCCGAATTTAAAACTTTTGAAGCAATTTGAATTATATTTATATCTGAATTTTTTAAAACAAGCTGGGAACCGAGAATATTGACACGAGCTCGAGCCTTTGCGTATTCAGTCTTGAATTTTCCCAAATCTTTTTCAAAAGTTTTCCAGGATTCATCCAATTCAAACGGTATAGAATCTACAGAGGGGCACGTGTTATCTCGGAAGGCAAGGTCAATCACGGGTTCCAAGAATGCATAATTCATTTAATGGTTTAATAAAAATGTCCTTAAGTATTAAATGTTACCTGCTTCTATAATTTTAGTTTTGGGATTGGCAATGATTCTGTTTGGAATTCAGATATTTTTAATACCAGATCGTAGAAAAGTTGCATCGGAAATGATAAAGGCTTCTATTTTGACAGTTGGAGGCTTGTATCTCGTCTTCTTTTTGAGGCAGCAGCTTTCCAGAGGAAACACCCCGCCTTCTTATCAGTACTGAATTTGTCTTCTATAAATTCTATAGCGTCGTCCAGGTAGAAGTTGACACTGGACCCAGGTAAGTACTTTTCGAGTCCGTCTACTATTTCGTTCCGAGTCATGTCAGATTTCACAAGAGACTCTAAAAACCAAAAGACGTTCGTGTGCCCCTCGAGACTAATTTCTTTCATTTTTTTTTCAAATATAAGTTTCCTTGTTTTGTCCAGAATATCTTCAATACTAGATGACGGACATGTTTTTTTGACATTATTCATAATTTCACAACAGGAAAGATTATCCATATATACTGTATATGGGTACAGACCTTAACTCTATATTTTTTTGGATATTTGCCGCAATGTTCGCGGCTTTAGGAATTTCGAGCTTCATAGAGTCTAAGAATTCTCAGGCGACGAAAAGTGAAAACTATTTTGCACTGTTGTACGTTGTATTTGCGGCAGGCATGGTAATTTACAAAATGCTGGTGCACTAAAGACGCGACACGTACGTAGAGAAATGAAAATAATTCACAGACTACTTTTTCCCGATGAAATAGTGTTTATATCAGACGAAATTTTTAAATGTGTCCATGACGGCCCTAAAAGCGGAAATCGTTCCAGGCAACTTCAGGGACAACTTACAAAAATTATTAGAGGTTCAAAGCGTCTGGGAAATTGCAAAAAAATACGTAAGTTACGAATACAGATGGGCACCGACATACACTTTGTGGTCTCAACTCGGTGACAACGAAGTAAAAAAATTGAAAAATGTTAGACGAGTTTTGCCCATTTGCCACAGAGTTTTGGGTAAAAGAAGTTATTGCGGCAGAACAAGAAATTATAGAAAATGCAAAAAAAAGAATTGCGTCTCTACAGACAGTGATCACTTGAGCCCAAGGAATATTGAATATTCTTGGGGCCGAAGCCCGGTTTAAAAATTTTAAATATTTAATTGCTGAATGCGAGACCGCCCATTCCAGACTGGATGCGCAGGATGTTGTAGTTCACTGCGAACATCTTCTGGAGGGGGGTGGTGTAAGAAGACTTTAGGTTCACTGCGACCTGAGCGTTGTCGATACGAGAGAAATTGCAGGTGCCAGTTGGCTGGTGCTCCTCTGGCTGGAGAGCGAACGAGTAGTTGTAGATACCTGGGTAAGGGGTTCCGGCGTGGTAGACCAGTGGGAAGTACACGTTAAAATACTTTCCGACCTGCTCCTTGAAGCGATCTTGGCCGTTGAGAATGACCTTGAAGTTCTGCAGGGGGCCAACCTCATAGGCAAGGGCACCCGTAGCAGATAGGGCGACGTTGCTTCCCTCCTCGGTCCAATACGTGTTGCCGAGAGCAAGGTTAGAAAACATGCCGGTGGTTGCGGTAACGTTGATGTTAGAGCTGAACAGGCGAGGGACGCCTGTCTCGTGGGCCATAAGGCCAACTCCGTATGCAGGGTTAAGACCGCATGTCAGGTTCACGTTCTGGCAAGACGTTGAAAAGTTCCACATGCTGTTGTTTGCAGATGAGGTAGTGTTGGAATAGCACCAGATCAGCTCCTTCACTGGGTGGTTGAAAGAGAGACGGATGGTGGAAGATGCAGCTGAAATTGCATCTCCGCCTGTGTGCTGGACCTGCTCAATCAGGTACTCGTGGCCCTTCTGTGCGAACCGGCGGCGCTCCTCGGTGTCGAGGTACACGTAGTTTGCCCAGACCTCAAGAGCGTTCGATCCGAAATAAGAAGAATAGTAAGACGTTAGGTCGAAATCTAGACGAACCTCGTGGTACTGGAGTGCAATCAGTGGGAGGTAAAGGCCTGGGTTGCGGTTGAAGAAAAAGAGAAGTGGAAGGTAGACATATGTCTTGTTGGTGGATGCATCAAAGTTGTTAATCTGTGCGCAAGAGGCAAGTTTGCCGTATGAAATCTTGTCGGACTCTCCCAGGAAAACCTCTGCATAAAGACGGAACCAAGTCTGGTAGTGCTTGTCGATGCGCTGACCGCCGATTGTCAGTTCGACGTCGGCAATGGCACGCTCGGCAATCCAGCAAGTGTCTGGCTTATCGTTGTTGGTAGAATACTGGGAAAAACCGGAACCCGATGGTAGAAGTGCAAGGTACATGTTACCGACAAGGTCTCCGTTTCGTGCAATAGTGACAGACACGCGGCCTCCATTCGTTGGGGTGCCGTTGACGGTCTGCTGAATGTTTTCCATAGCAAAGTTGGTGTGACGCTTGTAAACCGCCTGGAAAAAAGTCACTTTTGGCTGACCGGTAAGATAAACGTCCTGAGCGCCATAGGCTACG